GCCATTCGTTTAGCATAAGCATATGGATAATTTGATTCATGAGGTTCTCCTAAATGTACCTGATCTACTGTAAGTGGATAATTTACATCATCTGGGAATACACAAGTTGATAAAAATGCTACTAAGTTTTTAACACCCGCTTTACGTGATGCCTCAATAACATTAGTATTAATCATTAAGTTATCATAAAAGTATTCACCTTTATAATTTGAATTACCTCCAATACCTCCAACTTTACCAGCACAGTGAATTACACCATCTGGTTTGATTGTTCTAAATAATGCTTCTGTTTGTTTGGGGTTTGTTAAATCACAAGTTTCTCGTGATAATTTAATTTGTGATTCCATAGCGGAACCTACCATCCCATAACCTCCTGTAATTAATGTTTTCATAACTATTTATTTAATTTATATTGTTAAATAGAATTCATTCTGCATTCGTTGCCTATCGATATCTTTAATATGATATAACGCATATGAATCGTCCTCTGAGGGTAATTCAGCAAAAGTTTTCCATCCTTCTAATTTTTCATGGACTTTATTTATCCATTTTATTTCGGGAATATTTCTAAAAATTCTCCATTGAGGATCAGGCCAATTAACCCATCCTTGATTATTTAATCTCCATCTCCACTGTATAACATCCTTTTCTTCTAAACCTTTAACGATATTAACTCTAGGAACTCTAATTAAGTCTACATCTTCATTCATTTCCAATACCTGATGTATGACTGTACAAAATGTTTCGCTTAGTGTCTCATCGGCGTCAATTTGAAATATCCAATCTTTAGCACAGTGTGACTTTAAATTATTTTTAAAATTAGCAAAATGATTATCTAAACCAAAAAATGTTTTTTTAATATTAACTTTTTCTGAGTGTTTTTCAAAGAATTCATCAGTAACTTTAATTACTTCTTCAGTTGCTTTGTTATCTAATTGTATAACAATTTCATCACTAGGTTTAACAATTTGTACTAATTGATTTAGTAATTGTTTTAATTCTTCATGCTCATTATAAGCTGTAATTGCAAAACTTATTCCCATATTTTAATTTTGAAAAAATCCAATATATTCAAGTGCATCCATAAAATCGAACTGACTAAATTCCTGTAAAGTAGACATATCAGTTTTATATTTGTATGCTTTATCAGTACCCGGGATTTTAAATTTTTCTTGTTCTTCTTTTGATACTTCTTTTACTTTAATTCCAGCCCATTTCCAATCCATTATACTTGTACCTTTAGCAAATACAGTACCTTTATCTTCTGTATTAATCGTAATAGGATACCATACACGACCTGTTCCATCATCTACTTTAATATCTTTGTAAAGTTCAGGTAATGTTTCTTCATATGAATCAAAATCAAATTCACCAATAACCATTAAGTCATTAGAAGTAAAACCACAACCAAAACAAAAATAGTTTTTAGCTGTAGCGTTTAGTTGGGTAGTGTAACATGCGTCACCACCACATTTAGGGCAAAGTTCGAGATTATCTTTAGTCATTTTTCTTAGGTAATGAAATTTTCTTTATATTAGGTAATTTTATTTCTACCTTTTTAGGAGCATTTTTATCCATTATTGCCTCAATCTTTTCCTGCATTTTTTCAAATGAAAAATTTGTTTTACAATAATGTCCTAAACGTTTTCCTTTAACCTGATATCCTTTGTAACTATTAAAATAGTCTTTCATTAATAGCTGAGCAAAACTAATATCAAACTGGAACCATTTTGATTCTTTAAGTATTAATCTATCTTGAACTACTGATTCATGTACTGGTTTTATTTCACCAGGTACTAAACTTGCAAAATCTTTATTCAGAAAATCCAAATGTCCACTCCAATTTGAAGCAATCACTGGTTTTTTACTTTGAGTAAATTCAAGTAAGGGTCTACCAAATCCTTCACCTTTAGTTAAATTGATCATCGCTTTAACTTTAGGATGGTTATATAAATTATTCATATCTGAATCGTCTATGTCACCATGAATTAGGTAAGTATTAGGTAATTTACCACCTACAGATCTTCTTACTTCGGCTATTTTTCTATATACTTCTTCACGATCCATAATTGAAGCAGGACCTGTCATTGTTTTTAAAATTAATGCAGGTGGATTCTTTTTACCTTTAAACGTTTCAAGGAACGTTTTAAGCATTAAACCAGTGTTTTTTCTATCTTCACCAATTGCTCCTCTTAACCAATGACCTACATATAGAAAACAAAACTGTTCATCTATAGTATCTAATGATTCTACTAATTCAGTTTTAGGTAAATCTTTAGGTTCAATGTGAAAATATTTTTCTAAATCAACTCCTTCAAATAAAACATCTGTGGGAGTTGTTAATTCAATAATTCCTACTTTTTGACCCGCTTTATTCTTTTGTTCATACTTACTATTTTTAAGTGCAAGTAAACTATGATTTGATGAACCTAAGATTAAATCCATGTTATTACAACCTTGAATAAATCTTACATCACATAAATCAGTTTCAATTCCTGCTGTTATACCAATATTAAATTTACCAATTTTTTGGAATTCATCTGGTACTGAAATTTGAATCCAAACATCAGGTTGACGTTGTAAAGGTGCAGGAATAATAGCATCAAGCATCTTTTTTTCATCTACATTATCTTCTTTTAAGAAGCCAAATGGTGTATTACCCCATCTTTGTGATAAAATTTTAACATCATATTTTTCAGAATTTATTAAAGCTTTAACTACGTCTCTTGAACGTGCTCCATATCCTGAAAATGTATCTATAGGGCAGCTTACTACTACAAAAGGTTTACTCATAACTAATATACTAATTTATGTTGTAACTGTTTAATTTTTAAATCTTCTACTTTTTGAAAGCTAAACTTCTTACGTGGTTTGAATGTATCAAGTGTTTGATCAACATATTTAATAATATTTTCATTCATACGTCTTGCAGATTGCATTGATTCATCTGATGTAACCCATTCACGTCCTGCTAATCCTCTTTCTTTAATTTCTTCTTTAGATAATTCATAAGCCTGTTGTAATGCTTTTGCTAAATCTCTAAAATCTAATCTATCATCAAAGATATAAGGAGTTTTAGGGGAGCCAACTATTGCTGTATTAGAAGGGAATACTGGTATAGCCCACTTACCATGTTTTTTATAGGTACCGAAATGGTTAGAACAGAAATTTTTATCAAATTCGATCCATTTACCATTTTCATCTTCAAAACGCATTTGGTCTTGCATTCCACCTGTAACATTAGCAATAATCATAGTACCAGACATCATAGATTCTGTTAATGATAATCCCCATCCTTCATTTGAAGATGGTAATACTGTTACGTCAACTAAATTGTATAAATAATTCATTGACGCCGTTGATAACTTATTCTCAGAAAATTTTACACTATCATCTCTACCTAGTAGTAAATGTTTTACAGCACCTAAATCAGTACCATTATTATCTGATATAGCAGTGTGTAAGATTAAACAAACATCATCTCTTTCTTCTTCGGGTAAGCCTTCTTTAAAGATTTTATAAGCTGCTAGTAAATCGGATGGCATTTTTCTTCTAATATTTCTAGAATTAAAGAAAAATACACGTTTGTACTCTTTATCTCCAAATAATTGTTTTTTAGCTTCTTGTAATTTATCCCATTCTACATGGTTTTCATCAATAGGATAAAAACTTTCTTCATTAATACCATGAGGAACGTATTCAATAACTTTACCTTTAGCTTTATCTCCTAATACAATTTTATTAATATTAGTCGTTTGTTTTGAAATACCTAATAGAGCATCACATGATTCGTAATACGATTCATTATACATTGGTGCTGGTAGATCATCCCAAATATTGAGATAAATTAATGGGCATATTGCTCTGATTTCGTTTTCAATTTGAAATAACCACTCCCAATATCTAGGATCTGTAAAGATAAATACAGCATCTGGTTTTTCAGTTTTGAGCATATTACGGATCATTGTCGAATCACCATATCCATTTTGAGGATATAAAAATACAGATGCATCTTCAATACCATTTCTTTTACCAGTATCAGCACTTAAATCTATACGTTTTCCTACTTCGGGATGGTTAATAGCAGCACCGGCATTAACCCAATTATATCTGTGGCATGTTCCTATTACAAATTCTCTTGCCATTGTAGCGATACCAGAATGCATTCTAATATCATCACAGAGCAAAAGTATTTTTTTCCTTTGCTCTTTAGGTAAATAACCTTCTTTCATAAAACTATTTGTCTAAATTTAACGTTGTTTGATTGTGTACTTGCTTCTTAAATTCTTCATCTGTAAGATACAAATAAAGAGCCCGATCAGCAAGTTTTTGTAATGAGAATTTTGTGCGAACACATTCTACTTTAAATTCATCAAACAAGTGTCTATGTACTTTTACACTTGTTAATTGTAACTTATCTTTTTGCATAATTTATAACTTAATGTTATATATAAATATATGTATTCTAAAAACTAAAGAATTTTTCTTCAGGAGCTAATGCAGCTCCACATAATTCTCTATCTTTCCCAAATTCACACCAGTCACAAGGCTTATCAACCTTTTTTTCAAATTCTTTATCTACAGGATTACCTTCTGCTGTATAACATTCACGGATAAAACCAGTAAAATCTTCTTTAGCCCTTTTTAATCTTAACTTATTATCAGTTGGTTTAAAATTCTGAACACGGTATGCTTGATGAGGTGACATTAAATTTTCATCATCAAATGATAATACTTTACGTTTTACAATATAAAACTCTACATTTATTTTATCTAAAGGTACTTTAAATAATTCTGAGTAGTATTGTTTATATAAGTAAAGTTGTTGGTGTTTTGTTTCATCACCTTTTTCCCATTTGCTCCATCCTTTAGTAGATGTCTTAATATCAAATATAGTATAACTTTCAGATGTTTTATTATAGATTATTAAATCTACATAACCCATATACTTAATATTGGGACGCTCTTTAATTGGTTGTAATATTAAAGGTACCTCTATACCTTTTAATTCATGTTTACGTTTAGAAAAATAATTTCTTCTACCACGTTTATGTTTTTTAAACCAATCCAAGATACCCTCACCATCTAAATAAAATTCTTGTAATTCTTCTGGTGTAGTAAAATGTCCATGTTTTTTCTTGTACTTATTATATTCTTCAATCATTTTATCTTTGAAGAACCTATTTAAATCCATCTCATCAGCAACTTTAGCTGATTCATCAAACATGGTTTGTAAATAATGTTGTAATGCCTCATGCATAGCGGTTCCAAAAACGAAATGCATGTTTGGCTTAACATCTTTATAACCTTTTACATACTGCAAATACCACTTATGAGGACAAGACTTAAAAGTAGAATATTGCGAGAAGGATACAACTTTATCTTTAGCGTAATTTATCTCCAACTTCGGATTTTAATCGTTCAATATACAATGTAGCATCCATTAACTCTTCTTGTAAATGGTTTAACCACTCTTGTAAATTTAAATCTTCACGTTCTAATGTAGTATTATATTTTTTAATACCAGTTTGTGAACGTTGTTCAAACCTTGCTTTAACTATTTGTACATAGCTATCTTTTTTAGGTTTATCCATTGTAACTTCTATATCTCCTGGGTACATAGTTTTTAAATTAGTAGTAGAAGTTTTTTCGAAATATTTTTTTATAGAATCACTCATTTCTTTGAAGTGTATTAAATTGATCTTTATTCATATTCATCCACCCTGTTATAATATATTTTGGTTTTTTTAATGGAGGATTTCCTCTATGTACATGGGTATAGAAAGGAGGAAAAAGACAAACAGACCCTCTAACAGGTTTTATTCTTTGATGTTGGTACAAAAATTCAGTTTCTCCACCTTCATCAATATCATTTAGATAAATAGTATATACTAAAAATCTTTGGAAAAATTCAAAAGATTCTGGACCCCATTCATGGTGCCATAAATGGTATCCTTCACCAGGATCAGTTCTTTGAATTTGTAGGCCACTATAATTAATATTACCAAAATGATAAGATTTTTCCTGCTGCAATGAAGAATATTTACTTGCATAAGCACTATAACATAAATCTAAACCCTTTATTACGGCATTTAACATTTTTTGGCCGTCTTTCATTTGATCAAAATAACCCCTTAAATCCTTCTTTTGTAAACCATTTGCAAAACCAATATCATCATCTTCTTGTCTATTATGTTTTTTTACTTTAGGATCATTAAATTGTTCAATAACCCTATCACAAAAATCTTGAGAAAAAACATTATAGTAAGTCCCTATAAATTGATAATAATCGGATTTTACCATTATCCTAATAGATTTTCAGAGGGTTTAAAATATTTGTCTAAAGCCTCTAATTTATCATCTGCATCAACTAACATTATTAATGCTTCAGATGCATTTTCATAAAAATCTTTAGTACTATGATCTCCAATTCCAGCTGGGTGTTCACTTAATAGATTAAGGGTTAATAAAGCCTTAGATTTTTCTGCTTCGGCTTCAGTTTTTAACATTTTGTATAATTCTACTTTCATTTTAAAAGTTTTTTAATTTGTTTTTCGTCTATACCTCTTTCTTGAAGTACACTTCTAAATATAGATTTTCCTAATAAATGTTGATTATCTTTTACTTCACGTTTACTAATATTAAAATCTTGAGCTAATATTGAAACTAGTAAATCATTCATTTTATCTTTTTTAGGTTTAATATATTTAAAAAATGTTTTCTTTTTAGGTATTGTCTTACAATAAAAATTGTACAAATTCTTATCCGATAAAGGATACTTTTGAACTAGATTAACTATATCAATATAATCACTTTTCATCGATATAAAACGGTTTATCATATAACGATTAAAAGATTCCTGGTCTTTTTCTGTAAATGAAGACCAGGGTGTCTTATTATAACTAATTTCGTTAAGCCAATCAAATATAGTCATTAAGCGTACTCTTCTCTTAGTTCTTTAGGTAATGTATCTTCTAAAATTTTACCTGTTTCAGGATCGTAAAATACTGGGATTGGTACAAGAGCATCTTCTTGAGCTCCCACTACAAATTTAGATACTTTACGTAGTATCATTCCCTGTTGCCAAATTTTACCTCCTGAGGGAGTATCAATAGCAGTAGTCTTAGTTAGATCTAAGTTTAATTGTGGTTGTTCCATTAGAATGGTTTTAATAGATTAGCGATACATCCCATAAATGTAATTTCTTTATCAGGAGCCATAACAGACTGATATTGTGATTCGGCAATAATAATTGTACCTAACACTGGGTTGTGGAATGAATCTAAGTTTTCGAATAAGGCTCTATATAATTCATTATAATCTCTAATATTTGAATCAGCAACTAATTGTCGAATTTGATTAAATGCTTTATCATTATTAGATTTAATTAGATTAATAATTTGATCGGTATATTGTTTTTGATTAACAATATCTTTATTTAATTGTAAAAACGTACCTGCTGGTTCTGATATAATACTTGATTGTAACAAGTTAAGTGTTTTACGAATATCAGGATAGGTTTTATTTACAATAGCAACTAGTGTTTCAGTTGAATGATTACATGCTTCTTCAGTTAAAATAGCTTTACAACGTCTTGCTACTTCTGCTTTAGAAGGAGGTAATACTTCAAATACTGATGTTCTAGATTGTATAGGATCAATTACCCGTTCAACATAATTACAAGTAAATACAAAACGCGTTGTTTTAGAAAATGCCTCAATTACGTTGCGTAAAGCTGCTTGTGCGTTGATCGTTAAAAAATCAGCTTCATCCATTATAACCACCTTTAAAGCGCGGAATGTCGCGGCAGATGCGAATGATTTTACTTTTTCTCTAATTGTCTCTATACCATTTTCATCTGAACAATTGATGTAAATTGAATCACAATCTAGGTTAGCTACAATTAGTTTAGCAGCAGTAGTTTTACCTGTACCCGCAGGGCCATGTAATAGGATATGTGGTATATCCTGCTGTTTAATCCATTGGTCTAAGCTTGCTTTGAATACTTCGTTTCCAATATAATCTTTAGGATCAGTTGGTCGAAAACGTTCTGTAAATAATGTATGTTCTTTTATCATTAATGTAAATGTACAAAAAATAAATAGGGGAGCAAAGCTCCCCTAATAAATTACTTGCTTTCTGCAACTGAAGCTTTACGATAATCTGTAACTAGCTTTTTGATTTCACCAATTGCTTTTCTAGCACGTTGTTGAGATGCTTTTGTTGTTCCTGCATTCTCGGCTGTGAACGTTTGATATAATGTATCAATTTGTTCAAAGATTTCTTGTTTAGTCATTTTAATTAATTTAAATTTACATCATCCCCATTCCCGCCATAGGGTTTGGAGCTTCATTGTTATTATCCTCTCTTTTTTCATATACAACTGATTCAGTGGTAAGGATAGTACCAGCAATTGAAGCAGCGTTTTCTAATGCAATACGTGTTACTTTTTTAGGATCAATAATACCAGATTTTTTATATTCAATTACTTCTAAATCTTTATAACTTAACCCCGCCCATATATCATTACCAGAATCAACTAGTTTAAATGAAGCAAAACGTATATCATTTAAATCATGACCTGCATTAGTCATAATTTTAATAAAAGGTTCTGAAATTGCTTGTTTTACAATTCTACGTCCAATAGCAACATCATCATTACCAAGTGGATCAATAGCACCAGCAGCATACAATAAAGCATGACCACCACCAATTACAATACCTTCATCAAGTGCGGCTTTAGTAGCAAATAAAGCATCCTCTACTCGATCTTTTTTCTCTTTAATTTCAATTTCTGAATTACCTCCAACATTAATAATAGCTACACCTCCAATTAGTTTACCTAATCGTTCTTGTAGTTTTTCTTTTTCAAATGCTGAAGTGGCATTATCTAATTGGGTTTTAATACTAGTGGCTCTTTCAGTAATAGCATCTTCAGTACCTTTACCATCAATAATAGTAGTAGTTTCTTTTTCAACGGATACTTTACGAGCTGAACCTAATAAATCGTTAAATTGAATTGGTTGCATTTTATCAAGTTTATGTCCTTTATTTTTAGACAATACTTGACCACCTGTAACTACAGCTAAGTCTTCTAATGCCATAGTTCGTCTATCACCAAATTCGGGTGCTTTAACGGCTACAACTTGAACTGTACCACGCATTTTATTAACAATTAATGTTGCTAATGCTTCGTTATCAATGTCTTCAGCTACAATTAGTAAAGGTTTAGATTCACCACTTACTTTGTTTAATACATTTAATAATTCAGCAGCTTGTGTAATACGACCATCATAAATTAAAACATATGGGTCATCTAAAATAGCAGCCATTGCATCATTATCTGTAACAAAATAGGGTGATTTAAAACCACGATCAAATTGCATTCCTTCTACTACTTCAAGTGATGTTTCACCTGTTTTAGATTCTTCAATAGTTACAATACCATCACGACCTACCTTATCTAAGGATGAAGCAATTAAATTACCAATTTCAGAATCATTATTACCTGAAATAGTTGCAACTTCTTTAATTTGTGAATCATCAGTAATATCAGTAGACATTTCTTTTAATTTAGATACTACTATTGCTACAGCTTCATCAATACCTTTCTTAATGCTAACTGGGTTAGAACCATCATTGATTTGTTTGATTCCTTCCTCTAGGATTGCTGTAGCTAATACTGTTGATGTTGTAGTACCATCACCTACCTCATTTGCAGATTTAATTGATACTTTTTTAGCTAATTCTGCACCAATAGATTCTGTTTGATCTTCTAATTCTTGAAAAGCTTTAGCTACTGTAACACCATCTTTAGTTACTTTAATTTCACCAGTACCATCTTTAATTAAAACAGTTCTACCAGCAGGCCCTAAAGTCGATGCTACACTATTATTTAACTTTTGAACTCCTTCTAGGAGTTTATTTTTTAATTCTGTTCCGAAACTTGTTTCTGTCATTATTCAACAATTGATAGCACTGAACTTTGTGCTGTTATATAAAATTCTTCTCCGTCAATAGTGATTGACTGTGCACCCATTTTAGGAATTAATACTTTCATACCAACTTTTAATACTGAAGCTAAATACTCTCCTTTATTAAAGTTATATACCTCTGAGATAGCAATAATTTCCCCCATATCAGGTCTTTCTTTGCCCATATCTGGAATAATAATATTTCCTGACATTTGTTCCTCCTCCTCAATAGGTCGAAGGATAACGTTTCCGTTAACTGGTTTTAATTTACTCATTTTCTACTAAATTTTTTAGCGTTAATTTTATTAGCCATATTGGTTGTTAATTTAAGGATTCTTCCTTGCCTTCTAAAACGTCTTGAAGGTGATTGTCCACGATTCTTACTCATTTTAAAATTGCTTCTTTAAGTTTTAGATGTGTTTGTTTAAATTGCTCAGCATACTCAGTTAGTTGATAAGTACGATCTTCAAGCATTTGGTGTTTTGCTATTGCTAATATTGCTTGTGGTAATGTAGTATAAAAACCTATAGTTTTAGTTTTTACCTTATCAATTACATTAAAACTATATTCATCAATAGCGATTTTAAAGTCTCCCATTATAGGATCTTCAATAAATGTGGATTTACCTGAACCAACAGGTCTACCTTTGAAATTTGGATTTGCCATATTTTATAACTTATTATTTACGTAAATATACGAAAAGGATTTTAAATAACCTAGCTCCAGGGCGAAACTTTTTACTTAATTTGCAACTTTTTTAACTCCGAACCTTTGGAAAATGGTACGTCAATTGTCAATAATCC